AGGTGACCTATCGGCCGTATCTTTCCAATGACTTGTCGGGCCCGCAAATGGATCCGCCGCTGACTTTGGTCTTGAGCTTTGTAGAGGCCAATCCGCTTCGCATCACAGCCCGGGCGCGCATGGTGGACATCGGCAACAAGGCCTTTCCGGGTCGCACTTACACCGCCAAAGAGTTTCCTGGGCTGACCCGATGAATAGAAAAGAGATGAGTAACCCGCACCTGCTCAGCGATTACATCGGACGGCCTTGGATAGCTGGCGCCAGGGGCCCGCATGAGTACGACTGCTGGGGCTTGTTTTTGCATGTCCAGCGTGCGTGCTTTCGCAGGCAGTTGCCGGAGATTCCGGTGGATGCCACCAACCTGCGCGCCGTTCTCAAGGGCTTTCAGGCGCATCCGGAGCGCCAGCGTTGGGCGGCCGTTGCCCACCCGCACGACCGTGTTGACGGTGATGCCGTGCTGATGCGTCAGTCTCGCTACCCCGTCCACGTGGGAATGTGGCTGGGCGCCGATGGCGGCGGCGTGCTCCATTGCATGCAGGGCGCCGGGGTGGTTTTTCAGCGCATCGAGCACTTGAGGCTACACGGCTGGCAGGTCGAGGGCATTTACCGGTTCAAAGAGGTTCAATGAGCACTGCTGCGATTCAAGACCCAGCCGCCCGCGTCATTTTGCTGCGCAACCCCTTCGTGCCAGCGGACCGGGAGGTGTTCAGCGCCCCGGCCAACGCAAGCATTGCTCAGTGGCTCAATGTCCAAGACACGGCGGTCCGCATGGCAGTGAGCTCTCAGCCCACCATCTGCCTCAAGAGCGGTCAGCCTGTGCTCCGAGCTGAGTGGGCTGCGACCAAGATCGAAGGCGCCATCATCTTTGTGGCCTTACCCCAAGGTGGTGGCGGCGGGGGTGGGAAAAATCCCCTTCGCACCGTGCTGATGATCGCCGTGATGGTGGTGGCGAACGTCTATGGCGGACCGCTCGCATCTGCACTCGGGTTTTCCGGCTCGCTGGGAACCGCTGTGGCCTCCGCGGGCATTGCCTTGGCGGGTTCTGTACTGGTCAACGCATTGGTGCCCCTGCCAACTCCCAATGTGCCCACGGCCGGAAGCTTGAACAGTCCAAGCCCAACTTATTCCCTGCAGGCGCAGGGCAACTATGCGCGCCTGACCCAGCCGATTCCTGTGGTTTATGGCCACCATCTGGTCTTTCCCGACTTTGCCTCGACGCCGTACGCAGAGTATGTCGACCATGACCAGTACCTTCACCAGCTGCATGTGATTGGCATGGGGGACTACGAGGTGCATCAGATCCGGATTGAGGACACACCGATTGCGTCGTTTGCCGAAATCCAGGCTCAAGTCATTTTGCCGGGTGGCGTCAATACGCTCTTCAATCACGACGTGGTGACCGCTCCTGAGGTGGCCGGGCAGGAGTTGATTGCACTGGCCGATGCTGGGGGCGCGCTGGTCGGGCCCTTCACGGTGAACCCGCCGCAGACGCAGGTCAGTCACATTGGCATTGACGTGCTGATGCTCAGAGGCCTGTACTACGCTAACGACGACGGAAGTCTCTCGTCCAAGGCGGTGCAGTGGCGGGTCGAGGTTCGGCTGGTCGATGACGCGGGAGAGACTGTTTCGGGATGGTGGGTGCTGGCTGAAGGCGAGCACAGCGCAGCCAGTGGCGAGGCCCAGCGGCTGTCCTACAAGTACGCGGTAGCCCCAGGCCGGTACCAGGTGCGAATGACCCGGCTGGACAGCAAAGATCCGAGCAGCAGAGCCGGGCATGAATTGCGTTGGGGCGAGGTGCGGGGCTACTTGGCTGCAGCGAGCCTGCCTCAGCACATGACCTTGCTGGCGCTGCGCATGAAAGCCACCGACAACCTCTCACAGCGCTCGAGCCGGCTGGTCAATTGCCTGGTCACCCGCAAGTTACCCACCTGGTCTCCACAATCGGGTTGGTCCAGCCCAGTGCCTACGCGTTCCATCGCCTGGGCCTTTGCCGATGCCCTGCGCGCTGAGTACGGGGCTGGGTTGGCCGACGCTCGCATCGACCTGCAGGCGCTTTACCGTCTAGACCAGCAGTGGGCGGCTCGGGGTGACCACTTTGACGCTGTCTTTGACCAAGGCCTGACCGTTTGGGAAACCCTGGGCCGAATCGCCCGGTGCGGCCGGGCCGTTCCGTTCCTGCAGGGCGGCATTGTTCGGATCGTGCGAGACGAGCCCAAGACCTTGCCGGTGGCCTTGTTCTCGATGCGCAATATCGTCCGGGGCAGCCTCAAGATTCAGTACGTTATGCCCGGTGAGGAGACGGCCGATACCGTCGTCATGGGGTATCTCAACCCCAAGACCTGGAAACCTGATGAGGTCGCTGTGACCCTGCTGGGTGCTGATGGAACGCGCCAGGCCAAGGTGACGCTTTTTGGCTGCACAAGCCAAGCGCAGGCTGTGCGTGAGGGCAAGTACATCGCTGCGGCTAATCGTTACCGAAGGCGGCTCATCACTTTCACGACCGAAATGGAAGGGCTGATTCCAACCTATGGCGACTTGATCGCCATCAGCCACGACATGCCCAGTTGGGGGACCAGTGGGGAGGTCCTTAGATTCGAGCCTGCGACTCGGTCATTGGTCGTATCTGAGCCGCTGCCCTGGGTGGAGGGCCGTGAGCATCAGTTGGTTTTGCGGATGCCAGAGGGCTCACTCGCCGGTCCCTTCCAAGTGACTCGTGGAGGGTCAGACCAGCACGCAGTGGTTGCTGCATCCGCATGGCCTGACTTGACCGGCTCAATGGCTCCAGAGCGCCCGCTCTTCACCTTTGGCACTGGACAAAGTTGGAGCCAGCTGGCGCGCGTCATGTCGCTCCGTCCCCGAGGCGAACAGGTCGAAATCGCCTGCGTGGCTGAAGACCCCGCCGTGCACAGCGCCGACCTGACGTAGCAGCCAGCCAGGCGCGAAATTTCCCTTTTTTCATTTCCTCAACCCGCCCGTCCTGGAGTCATCCGGACGGGCTTTTAACTTTGGAGACTCGTATGCCCGAACCGACAAGCTCTGGCGTAGCAGGAGCGGCTGTCGCCTACAAGGCCTTTGGGGGCACTGCTGCGGCAGTGGCCAGTGGTGCCACGCTGGCTGCCGTGGTGGTCATGCTCATGACGCCGCCGCGTGACAAACGTGAATGGGCAGTGGGCCTGATCAGCACGGTGGTCTCCAGCATCGGTGGTGGCGCCATCACGGTGGAGTATTTCCATTTGCACCATTGGGCGTTTTCTACGGTGGGTCTGTGTGCCCTGGGCGGGCTTATGTTCGCCTGTGGCTTGCCCGGCTGGGCCATGGTGCGATGGGTGTTTAACTTCATCGGCCAGCGCCGTGATGCTTCTATCGATGAAGTGGCCAAGGACGTGAAGGAGATGCTGTGAAACCGAAAGACTTCATCGCGCTCATTGGCCCAGCCGCACAAGCCAGTCGCTTGCAGACAGGCATCCCCGCCAGCTTCGTAGTGGCTCAAGCCGCCCTGGAATCCGGCTGGGGCGAGTCGGGTCTGGCCACGCGGGCCAAGAACCTCTTTGGCATCAAGGCCGATCGCAGCTGGACGGGCCAGCGCATCACGCTCAATACCCGAGAGTTTCTGAACAAGCAGTGGGTGATGATCCCGGCCGACTGGCGTGCTTACCCCGACTGGCAGACTTGCCTGATGGACCATGGTCAGTTCTTGCGCCGTAACAAGCGCTACGCCGCCTGCTTTGCCTGCACCACGGGCAAAACATTTGCACAAGCTGTGGCCAAGGCCGGCTATGCCACCGACCCGCGCTATGCCGACAAGCTGATTGTCATGATCGACAAATACCAGCTCGAAGCGCTGGACCCGCCGCTGAACCTATCACCGGAGGTCGCATGAGTGCGTGGCTCATCCCCTGGCTCGGCGCCTTACCCCTGCGATGGATCGTCTCAAGCCTGGTGGCTGCGGGCCTGTTTTGGACCGGCTACCGGCTGGGGCAGCAAGGCATACAGCAGGCTTGGGATGCCGATCGCCAGCAACAGCAAGCCGCCGTCTTGCAGCAATCCCTGCAGGTCGCCCAAGTCCAGACCCGGCAAGAACAGATCAACCAGCGCATCACGACCGACCATGACACCCGTAAAACCCAACTCCAGCGCCTGTGGCAGCCCCAAAAGATTTCCAGCATTCCTGCGCCTGCCCCTCCCTTATCTGCTTCGGCTTTGGCTGCTGGCCAGTGCACTGACGCTCACAGCCTGCGCGAGCCGGCCCCAAGCACCTACGACCCAGGTCCCGTGCCCGCCTATGCCGAGCCTGCCGCCGGTGTTGATGCAACTGCCTCCGACGCTCTACCTGATCCCGCCAGAGCTCAGATCACCGTGAGTTGTGAGCAACTCGCCAGCGACGCCGCGCAGACGACGCTGATGGTCTTGTCATTCCAGCGCTGGTATGCCGAACAGACCAAGGCTGCAGGAGGGGACCGTTAGCCACACTGTTCAAAATCACTCATTCATTCGCTTGACTTGTGTCCACGCCAGAGCGTTCATGCTGGCATGACACCTCAAACAAGCGATGTATGCCCCCCAGGCTGTTAACTACCCAAGAGGCGGCTGAACGCCTGGGCCTCACACCCGGCAGCCTGCAGCAGCTGCGCTGGCAAGACGATGGCCTGCCCATCTTCCAGCAAGGCCTCGATGTCCATTACCGGCTTGAAGATCTGCAAGCCTTTGAGCAGCGCGAAGTCCGAAACCTCCTCAAGCAAGTGCTGCAGCATGAACGGCCCCTGCCGCTCATCCGGTCTATAGCCCGATCGCTCGATCTGGCGGTCAACACCCAAGGCATTGAATCTGATCCCACGGTCTTCAAGCCAGCGGTGCGCGAAGACCTCAAGCCTGCGCCCAGGGTCAAGGCCTCTGTGCCTCTGTCTGGGCGGAAGCTCGAGGTGCAAGCACCAGCCAAGGAGCCGGTCAAACCCGTAAAACCGCCCCAAGATCTCAGCCTGCCGCCTAACCATGCCTGGTACTTGGTCCACACCAAAGCCCGCCAGGAAGACACGGCCATCACCAACTTGCAGCGGCAAAACTTCCGCTGCTACATGCCCATGCTTTATGTAGAGAAGGTCCGCCGGGGCAAGCCTGTGGTCGTGGCCGAGTCCATGTTCCCCAGCTACGTGTTCGTGCAGTTGGATACCAGCGAGAACATCAAGGGCCAAAGCTGGTCGCCCATTCGCTCCACGCTGGGCGTGCGGGAGCTCGTCAAGTTCGGCGGTCATGCACCCAAGGTCGACGCCGAGCTCATCACTACGCTGCACGAGCGCGAGCAACTGCAGCAGTCCAATCCTCAGGCCCTCTTTGCCGCAGGCGACAAGGTCGTCATCACCGATGGCCCGTTCGCCGGCATCGAAGCCATCTACCAAACGGCGGATGCTGAGCGGCGCTCCATGATCTTGCTGTCCATGCTCAACAAGCCCGTGGCCATGCGCATTGAGCCTGCCCAGTTGCGTAAATGTGGCTGATTGAAAAAAGTCTGCGCAAAAAAATCCAAAGAGGCCAGAAACGACTTGATAGCTCTGCCGCCTCGAAGCCAACATGGCCTGAACGAACAGAACCCAGCAGTCCACAAGTCCTCATGACCTCAGAAGATCCACCCAAAACATTCCGCGCCGCCCAGTACGTGCGCATGTCCACCGAGCATCAGCAGTACTCCACCCACAACCAGGCCGACAAGATCCAGGAATACGCCGACCGGCGCGGCATCGAGATCGTGCGCACCTATGCTGACGAAGGCAAGAGTGGGCTGTCCATTGATGGCCGGGCCTCCCTGCAAAAGCTGATTGCCGATGTTGAAGCCGGCAACACCGACTTCAACCTCATCCTGGTCTATGACGTCAGCCGCTGGGGCCGATTTCAAGATGCGGACGAATCAGCCTATTACGAATACATCTGCAAGCGCAAGAACATCCACGTCGCCTACGTGGCGGAGCAGTTTGAAAACGACGGCTCACCAGTGTCGACCATCGTCAAGGGCGTCAAGCGCGCCATGGCCGGTGAATACAGCCGAGAGCTGTCGGCCAAAGTCTTTGCTGGCCAATGCCGACTCATCGAGATGGGATTTCGTCAAGGAGGTCCTGCGGGCTACGGTCTGCGCCGTGTGCTCATTGATCAAACTGGGGCCATCAAAGGCGAGCTCAAAAACGGCGAGCACAAAAGCCTTCAGACCGACCGCGTCATCCTCATGCCCGGCCCCCATCATGAGGTAGCTACCGTCTTGCAGATGTTTGGATGGTTCATCCAAGACGACTTGCCCCTGGCCGATATTGCAAAGCGGCTCAATGACCAAGGCATCCGCACCGACTACGGCCGACCTTGGAGCTACAGCACCGTGCGCCAGGTGCTCACCAACGAAAAGTACATCGGCAACAACGTCTACAACCGCCGCTCTTTTAAGCTCAAGAAAAAGCACGTCAACAACCCACCTCCCATGTGGATCCGCAAAGAGGGTGCGTTTGAAGGAATCGTGCCGCTGGACACTTTCCTCAAAGCCCAAGAGGTACTGGCCGAGCGCACCCGCCGCTTCAGTGACGAAGAGTTGCTGGCTCACCTCAAGCAGCTTTATGCCGAATGCGGCACCTTGTCAGGCGTCATCATCGACCAGGCCCATGGGCTGCCGTGCGCCATTACCTATGCCCACCGCTTTGGCAGCCTCAGCCGGGCCTATGAATTGGTGGGGTTTCACACCTCGCGTGATCAGGGCTTCATTGAGGTCAACCGGCGGCTGCGACAACTCCACCCCGAGATCGTGCGCCGCACCGAAGAGACCATTGCCGAGCTGGGCGGCAGCGTTCGCCGGGACGGCACGACCGACCTGCTGACCCTCAACGACGAGTTGGTCATCAGCCTAGTGCTGGCCCGCTGTCAAACCCTGCCCAACGGCCAGCAACGCTGGCGCATCCGGTTTGACACCGAGCGCTTCAATCCCGACATCACCGTGGCGGTGCGACTGGATGCGCAAAACGCCAATGAGCTCGACTACTACCTCTTGCCCCGCCTGGATCTGCCCGAGCAAGAGATCCGGGTCTGCAACCGCAACAGCGCCAATTTCGAGTGTTTCCGGTTTGATGACCTGAACTTTTTTTATGGCATGTCAGAGCGCGAACGCTTGCAGCGCAAGTTTTAAACCCCCTCCTCAAACCTGAAAGGACCCACTCCATGCACATCACCCCAACCCACACACCACGGAGGCAGTCATGATGACCGACACCCCAGAAAACGTGACCTTGGTGCCCATTGCACGCATCGAGGTGCTCAACTCCCGCGACCGCAACATGAAGGTTTTTGAGGAGATCGTCGAGAGCATCCAGCTCATTGGCCTCAAAAAGCCCATCACCGTGGCCGAGCGGGCGGGTGAAGACGGCCAGCTCAAATACATGCTGGTCTGCGGGGAAGGGCGCTTGAACGCCTTCCGTATCCTGGGCGAGACGCACATCCCCGCCCTGGTGGTGGACGTGAGCGATGAAGACGCCTTCATCATGAGTTTGGCCGAAAACATCGCCCGCCGGGGCTACAGGCCGCTTGAGATCCTGGCCGACATTGAGCTCCTTCGCGAGCGTGGCTATACAGCCGACGTGATCATCCAAAAGACAGGCTTATCTCCCAAATACGTGCGCGATATTGTCTTTTTGTTGGAGCAGGGCGAAGAGCGCCTGATCGAAGGTGTGCAGCGCGGCTCCATCCCACTGACCACTGCTCTTGAAATTGCGCGCGCCAGTGCCAATGACCCGCAAAATGGAAATGGCGAGGGCCAGGGCGAAGGCGGTGGATCCAACCTCGGCGACCTGCTGCAAGAGGCCTATGAAAACGGCCAGCTCAAAGGCCGACAAATCATCGAGGCTAAGCGCCTGATCGAAAAACGCCAAGAGTTGGGCCCATCGTCACCCAATTCGGCGCAGATCAAGCCGCCTACATCCAGCTACAGCCTGGTGCGCACCTACCAAAAAGAAGTGGAGCGCCAGCGCAAGATGGTCCTCAAGGCCGAGCATGCCCATCAGCGCCTGCTGCTGGTGGTGCAGGGCCTCAAAAAACTCTTTGCCGACGAAAACTTCGTCACCCTGCTGCGCGCCGAGGGGCTGGACACCCTGCCCAAGTACCTGGCCGAACGCATCACCCACTTTGAAGGAGCCCCCGCATGAACCCCAGCAGCAACGCCCAACCCAAAATCGCCGAGATGTACCCTGGCATCTACCAGTCAGGCAGCCAGGCCGAAGGGCAGGGCGGCCCCGACCTGCCCATGCAGCCCCTCAACACCCTGCTCGGCTTTGACATGGAAACCTACCAGGTGCCGTTAGACCACCTGCTGCCCAGCAA